ATCCCAAACACGCCACCACTCGCGCTTGATAATCGCATTCTCCTCACCCGTCGGATTCTGCTGGTACTGAGCATTCCACTTGCTCGGAGGTATAGATGCGCGGACCGCAGTCAAATCCTCAAAACTCCAGAACTCCGGCCAACAAGGCGTGTCGTCCTCAAAAATAGCAGGTAACTCAACAACCTCCCACTGATCCGCTAATGGATCCTTCGCCATCGCTCGCAACAACTGACCCGTCATGTCCTTCTCGGACCACCGCGTCTGTACCAAAACTATCGAACCACCCGGCTGTAAACGCTGCCTCGGACCCCCAGTATACCAATCCCAAGCATCGTCAAAACCACTCGTACTCATCGCCGTCTGCTCAGAATGAGGGTCGTCAATAATTATTAAATCACCACCACGACCCGCTAAGTTAGAACCAACACCAACAGCATAATACATCCCGCCAGCACTCGTGTCCCAACGACCGCTCGCCTTGCTATCCGCAGCTAACTTAACATCCGGGAAAACCTCCCGGTACTCGTCCGCATCCAAAAGGTTCTTCGTCTTCCGACCAAAGTTAACAGCTAACTCCGTCGTGTGAGTCGCCTGAATGATCTTCATGCGCGGATCACGGCCCATCATCCAAGCCGGAAACAAAAAGGATGCAAACTCACTCTTCGTGTGCCGCGGAGCCATGTTGATAATCAAACGCTTTAGTTCGCCGCTCGCGACACGCTCAAGCTTGTCCGCGATGATTTTGTGATGCCGTCCAGCGATAAAGTCGGGCCACATGGTTCTTACAAAGTCCAAAAAGTTTTCCTGACAACCCTCGTTCTTGGCGATCTGTGCAAGCCTTAATTCAAGCTTCAAAGCCTTCTCTTGTTGTGCCGGATTTAGGCTAACATTCATCGGGGGACCCTAACTGTTTATGGGATTATATGCCTGTTTATAGGATAGTTATACCTCAAATCAAATTTTATGTAAATATTTGCGAGAAACATGGCCCAAGCCCCCGTCTGGAAAAAAAAGAAAATCGGCCCAGCTATCGCGGTTTTTTGTGGCTGGGGATGGGATTTTGACCCGATAGATAGGGGCCCCTACCCGTTTTTTAGGGCCAATGGGCCACGGTCCGCGGATCTTTGACCCCAACCAACGGCAATTGGCTTGCAAATACGACACGCTAAAAAAACGCGCATTTGTAACTGGCTGAAATTAAAACAAAAGCAGTGCCCGGTAGAAAGCAAAAATGGGTCATGCATATGCGACGCGCCAATCTGGCCCAAATGGCGCGGTTTATCGAGCATCGAGCATCGAGCATCGAGCATCGGATCCCAGCGCGTGGGGTTTGCCTTCCATACGTTTGAACGGGGAAAGAGGGCCGCGCCGCGGCAAGTTTAACTAATTTAAACGTTGGGCATAAAAAAGGCCCGCCAAACGGCAGGCCAATCTTATTATTGGGGTTGGAGCTAGTAAGCGACTAGCGTTTCACCCTCAAACAATTGAGACGTTGCAGTCTCAAGCTTACGTAATCGAGCGACGTTGCGATCCTCATTAATCAAACCCTTCCATTCTAAGTAACAACGGCCCAGTTCGATGGTGTCCTCATTATGTTGGATCCGATCCCGCAAAGCCATCTCTGGATCTCTTGCTTCTAATTTTGGATCAATTGCCAAAAGACATAACATATTTTGAACGCGGCCACTGGTGTAGTCTGGACCGTTGTCCCCGTATCGACACATAAAATCGTCGCCGTGCGATTGCTTAAAGAAATAGATATCGCAAACGTTGCCGTCATAATTTAAACGACGATGAAATGAACCCGCTGGCAAATCAAAATGATCCGTAAATTGAGGTGTAAACATGCAAGTAAACTTTCCAACCGCCATGATTAAACTTCCATTTTGAAAGTTGCGTTGCGCAATACATCGCGGATCAAATCATTAGTTTCTGTTTCGTCTGGACTGATGTTTAGATCGTTTGAATAATCGTTGATATCAAAATCTTCTAAAGCCATAGAATTAACTTCGTCGTTGTAATCGTGAATATCAAAGTTTTCCTCTAACAGATCTTTAAAGTTTGCTTTCATCGCATGATCAATTGATTGCGTTACTTCATCTCTAACAATGTTCTTTAATGGGCCTTCCATTGCACCAATAAAAAGATTTTGAAAACGGTTAGCATAGGCAAGCTTATCTTCCATTTCGGCAAGTTCTGCCTTCGCGGCTTCAAGTTCTTTTAGAACATCAGAGTAATCGGTGTTTTGGGTGGCAACGGTAGCCAGTAAGTTTCTGTTTAAGTCGTTCATTTTTACATTCTCCAAATGTAGTTATAGGACGGAAGCCGCCCGTACGGGTTTTCTCGCATATAATAGGGTGGATAGTCAAACGAATAAAAAAAGGCCCGCACAATGGCGGGCCAGTTAGATGAAATTTTAAGAAAGTTTAGGCCGCTATACGGTTCCAATCGTTGCGGGTCATATCCAACAATTTGCCACCACGTCGTTGCCATGTGTCAACGTCATCAACATCAGCCCTATGTGAAACGGCAGTAACGGCATTAATCAGAGTAGCACGGGAAAGCGGCTTCTCTTGCTCAAACCCACTCTGACCAATCGTTGCCATCAAACCATTAAGAACGTCACTATTTTCTTTTTTAGTTAACTGCATAACTTTCCCTAAGTTGTTAACAACGTCGGTTACGTCTGTAAATTCGCCTTCAATAACATCTGCCGCAGCGGCTTTCATTTTATCCAGAACTTCGTCAAATGCTTCGCGGCTTGAATAAACACCGACTAAATCCCGCAATTTTAATTCAAGCGCGTGGTTATCAGCGTTTTTGGCATCATCAGAAAGCAATCCCCAATCGTCACCATCACGGGCGGATGTAATATGACTTGAGCGGGTTTTATTTTCGGTTTGCATACCGTTTAAACAAGCCAAAGTCCAAAACAATTGGTAAACCGTGACGGATCCCGCGCCAACTTCGCTATTACCGAAGCCTATTCCATTGGCCATATGATCTCCAACATTTGCGCCAGTGCCAGTTTGAAGCATGCTTTTAAGCCGTAAATACATGCGTTTCTCTGAGAGATTGGCCTGCATGACTTTCCATTGCGCGTCACTTTCCATCAACTGGGGCAATGTTGTTTGCAATAAATTGACGTTATCAAACGTTTTAAACTTATCAGAAACAAAAGCGCGAACGGTTCCGTCATACTCAAATTTGTTATCTAAACCTGCATCACTAGAAAAAGTTCTAACCATTCGCCGCGTTGGTTCTTTCTGCCAAATTGCATTTGTTAAAGTGTCAAACTCTTGCGGGTAATTTTCTTGCAAACGTCGTGCCGTTCTAGTGTCAATTCCCGCATGCGTTGCGATTTGTCCAAACGCCGTGTCATTAATGTTTAAAATTTTTGTGGGTTCCCCGCGATTTGCTTCAATTATCATTTGCGGCTTCCCATCGTTAGAAGTCGTTTTTTGCAAATCGTTAGTAGGTGCTAAATAGTCCGCCGCTCTTGCGGATTGGTCTTTTACTTTTTCCAATAAATCGGAAAGCGCGTTGTTTTCGTTTTCAATATGATGTGTCAATTTTATTCTCCAAATAAAAAGGGATCCTTTTCCCTAGTCCTATAATAGCGCATACTATCGTTTACGCAAGTGAATTTTTAGAAAGTTCTAAATCAAATCTTTTGCGGCCGTTTTAATCTGACTAATACTAACGTCAAAAAGCGACGCAAGGCGGCTTGGAGTTAGATGTTTTGAACGTTTGGCATTTACTGCCTGCACTGAATTACCCATAAATCTAACGTGTTCAATGCGTTTGTTATCGTCAATTAACATTTCACGAATTATTATTTTTTCTTCCAGAGTTAATTTTTTCATAAGTTTTCCCCTATATCGCCCGCTATATGGTGTCTTAATATTGTACGCGGGGCCAAGCTTTTAGCAAATCGCCTTAACTTGTCCCCGTCGCTTTCCTCTTGTTCTTGCTTCGCCGTGCTAGTCCAGTGCAAAAGAACGTTGCCGCCCGTAGCATAGCAACCGCCCGCGTCGTCTGGATTGGCGGCTTTCTTTTTGTGTACGCCGTGCGCTGTAAATCCGACAGCAAAATCACGGGATAGTCGAGCGCATAACGGATCACCCGCGCCGCATTGGGCGCAACCAAAATTATCTAAATATTCGGCTGGGCATCTGACAACGTTAACACCGTCAACGTTTGTTTTTTTACGGCCCTTCCAGAAAGAAAGGGGAACGGCGCAAACGGTTGGAATATTTTGTTTTACATATCGCGCCGCAAGTGCGGCCGTTTTAGCTGAATAATTTATAACAGTTTTACCCGCCTTTAATTTTTTAGCCCAGTAGATGGGCGAAAAATGCGAGTAAGTAAACGCAACGCCTTTTAACGGTACGGCGTCGATAACGGCGTCAAGATACTCTTTGTCAACTTTTGACGCGCCGCAACCGCTGGGATTTAATTCACACGTTGCGGGGCAAGTTCCAAAATTATCATTTTCGCCCGCTCTATAAGTGACCGCGACGCCTTTTGTCTTTTGGGCGCGGCTAAGTTCTACGGTTTTTAACATTGCTACATTCTCCAAGTAAGCGATTTATCCCATATTATAGGCATAAAAAAACCCGCGTGTAAAGCGGGTTTAATTTTCTAACGTTTTCGACGGGCAGTTCTTCGCCGTTTTGATTTGCTGGCTTGTTGGCTAAGTTTATCGTAATCTTTACCGTATAATAAACGGCCCAATAGAGTAAATAAAAACATTTATGCGGCTTCCTCTATACTAACTGTTTCTTGTTCATATCTTTCTTCAGATTTATCACGATAAGTTGTGAACAATTCGCTTGCTTTTTGTTCTGCTTTGTTTTCGTCGCTGGCTTCAACCTCAATAGTTTTTGTGATGACTGCGTTAATGGTGACTTTATACTTTGCCATCATTTCTTTTCCAGTTCTGGCAAGTAAGCAATCAAAGGCCCAAAATTTACGCTTTTTAACATTTCTTTAAGAGGGGCCATCCTATCGTCAGCCACATCTTTTTTTATTTGTTCCAAAACTAAACCTATAACTTCGTCTAATCTATCCATTACGCTGCTTCCCCTTCTCTTAATGTCTCTGAAATTGTTGAGTTGTTTGCCTTGGCCAACCTTTCAAGCGCGGGTAAGCAAGCCATGTACGTTTCTTCGTCAATAAATTTTGCAATTAACGTGGCACAAGTCGGGCCGTTACCATGTTCCATATAGACAGAAACTTCCATTATTTTCTCCAATTTGTTAAAGTTCAACAAAAACTATCGTAAGCGATTATATGGGAGAAATCAAGTTAAAAACGTTATCCCAATCAAAAGGGTGGTCAAAGAACCCCAGCGGCGGGGTTTTCAAACCCTCCTCAGCTAACGTTATGGCCTGAGAGGCTCTGTAAAGGTGCAGGGATGCCCTAACGTCTGGTTTGGCCTGTTGCTTAACCAAAATGAAACTACTGCTTGTACGATGCCGTGTGAGCCACGCAACCTGATGTGGGCTAAGATTAACCGCGTTAGCTTTACAAAACTTTAATTCTATAAAATGAAACTTTCCAACCTCATCACAAACCAAAAGATCAGGGATGCCTTGGCCTACCCAATTTTCAATTCTAGTTAGATGCCAGTTTCTTCGGGTTTTTAGCGCGGTTTTTAGTTGGCGGTATAGGCCCGCTTCCGTCGGCATCTTCGGTTGGGGTAATGTCAATAACGTTTTCGCCATAACCATCTTTCAAATCGCTCAAAGCTTTCAGAACTTCTTCCTTGCTCATACTGTCGATACTGCCGTGGCGGATCTCAGACTTACTAACGTAAATGTCTCCCTGCGCTTGGCCCCTTCGATACTCCGCTTGAACCGCGGCAGAGTAGGCTCCGTTTTCCAAAGCTATATCTCTAATTTGTTGAAGGGCGCGAATATGTCTGCCGTAGTTCACATCGAACTTAGCGTCCAGTTCAGCACGGTAAGCCTTGATGGCGGCAACAACGTGCGGGCACTTGTGGGGATTGGTCAATTCATAAGCGCGGGTGTGTGCAGAACTTTCTGGATAGCCTGCCTTTATCGCGGCTTCCTTAAAAGTGATTAGTCCGTCGTTGCTTACAAGCTCTTTAACAAAAAGTTCTTGTTTGCGCGTAAGCTTGGTATCTATGGAAATACGTTTGCGACCGCGGGGATCAGGGCGTGGGCTATCCGGATCAACAAGCTTGTTATGTTTTGGAACGGCTCGTTCTTTAATCAAGAGTGGAGAGGGTATTACTCCATACTTTGTTTTCTTAACAGCACGACCTCTTCTTGCTTTGGTCATAGGGGCCTCTTAAACTTTAACTACTATATAAAACTCTTATACAACCGATAATCTTATATATACCAGAAAAATCTTTTTTAAAATTTTCCCCCCGCCGCCCTTATAGGTGCTTTGGCTCTTTTCAGAACCCTGTTTTACGGTTACATTTTTGGTTTTGTCGGTGTAACCATATATGTAACTTTTTTTTTCTTTGTTTATATACA